CAACTGCTGCGGCAGCCCCAGCATTTGGATTTCTGGCGTACACATAACGAGTCGCGTTTGTATCTTGATAGAAATCAGCAATAGCGTCAGAAAAAGTGCTGCCAATACCAACCGTAAACTTCGTCCCATCAAAAGTAAGCGCAGACCCAGTGGTCAGCACATTGGAGCCATTTAAAAAGGCTACGCCGTTGATTGTGCCGCCCGACAAGGTGACAGTAGACGATGCAGACAGGGTAGTGAACGCCCCAGTAGAGGCTGTGGTGGCACCAATCGACATATTGTTGATAGTGCCTACACCCGTAGATGTAAGAGCCAATGTCGGAGTATTGCCTGCCGTGAGAGTGATTAAATTGGTATAGGCTGTGCCGTCCACATCGTAGGCGGCAAGAGACAAAGTGTTGGTGTTTGCTTGGGCAGATCTGAGTACCGTGCCAGTTACAAATTGGCTATTTACGGTAATGGTGTCTGTAACAGCGTCCCCAAGGGTAGTGTTACCAGTGACGGTTAAATTGGTGAACGTGCCTGGGCCAGCAGTGTTGCTGATCTTGATGAAGTCAGAGCCGTTCCAGGCGCACAGGGCTGATTCGCCCTTTGCAATTGTTACGCCTGAAGTTGGGCCTGCGCCCGCAAGAATAATAGATTGCGTGCTTGAGCTTGAATTAATGACCGTGTAGATCTTTGACTGTGCCGGAGCGATGATAGTGCGAGTGGCTGTGCCGCCCGCCGTCCACAAAATAATCGCTTGCCGCGAGGTATTAGCCGATCCCGTTGTCGTGGTCAGCGTTACATCTGCGTCTGAGGTAATGGTGGTTGTACCGGCAATTGCTGAGTCCAACAGCGATGTGATGCTGTTGTTTACAGTGTCACCCCACGTCCCTGATAATTCCCCCGTGACGGGCAGAGCCAAACCTAAGAGTGATGTGTATGCTGTAGTCATGTTTAAACCTCAAGTTACGACTTCTTCCCAGGCCGGATTTTGTACATCTGATACATTTGTCCAGCTAGGAGTTTGCGGGTTGCTGATATTTTGCCACGATGCGACCTGCGTGTCATCTATAGGTTTCCAATAAACCGCAATAACATTTCCAACCGCACCTGTTGCGCTTACGCCTGTCAAAGCCAGCGACCTTGCAGCCACTGAAACTGTTCCAACTGCTCCTGCTGCCGACACTCCAGACAGAGCAATAGATATTCCACTGACAACCGTTCCAACTGATCCATTCGCTTGGTTGCTGTTCAACGGGACAATCACCCCGCCTGGGGATCCTGTTGCTAGATTACCCGTCAAACTGACCGCTGCGCTCTGAACAACTGACCCTACGGCCCCAGACGCCTCAACACCTGTTAGCGCCGTTGACTTGTCGCCGGTAACGTTACCAGCAGCTCCAGATGCTTCAACGCCCGTCAGAGCCACCAATCTTGATGTCGTAACAGACCCAGCTGCACCAGATGCCAATACGCTGGTAATCGCTGCATCTTGACCGCTGGTAACGTTACCAACTGATCCCGCCGCAGAAACACCTGTCAGAGCAACTGTAAGGTTTACCCCTACGCTACCAACCTCACCAAAAGCAATGTCGCCGTCTTCACCCTCTGAGGTGCTGGGAGCCATTGTCCCAACAGCGCCAGCAGCCAATACCCCCGAGAGGGCAATGATGAGATTTGGTGTGGCAGATCCTACCGCGCCTGTGGCGGTATTACCTGTGAGGTCAAGAGTACCGCCCCATCCGTTACTCCCCCACGTGCCATCACCCCACCCGAGAGACACGGCTTACCCCTTTAGGTGGTAGCCAAGCGCAACAGAGCAGTCGAAGTCGTATTGGCAGGCATCGTCAATGTGAAGGTTCCAGCCGTGATCGTCTGGGAGCCAAAGGTGTGAACACTGACCGCCTTGTTACTCTGTGTTGAGTTATAGATTAACACCGCATCAAACGCCGTGGTCAACGTCACCGTGGTGTAGGAGATCGATGCCGAAGGAGTCCAATAAGCCGTCCCTGCGGTTGTCGAGGTGTTTGATGCCAACGGAGCGGTGGCATTGGTCACCGTCACGCCACCAGCAGAGTAACCCGTACCCGTCACTTCACCCGTGGCTGAATAGGCTGTGGTGGAAGCATTGATCGTTGCCGATGCTAAGTACAGGGCAGCTTTAAACGTGTCAGCCGTGGTGGCTGCACGAATCGGTGCAGTACCAAAGTTGTGTGTTGCAGTCAAAACCTCGCCCAAAAACGAAGTGGTCATTGCTTGTGTGTTTGCGATGATAGTTCCTTTCTTGGGCTATGCCCAATTTCCAGTTTTTACTTGATGTGATGCATTGCTGCTTCTGATATAACTTATATGCCCCTGGGTAACCCCAAGCAATTGAGCAATTTCTCTCTGTAGCCCCGTGGCCGTCTTGGCAAACTCAACTTGGTCATTTGTTAATTTTGCCCTGCCATGTAATTCACCAACACGCATTCGCTTTTTTTGTTTAGCATCTTGCATGTTTTCTTTTCTTGTCCCAAGACTCAAGTGATCTGGATTTACACAGGCAGGAGTGTCGCATGAATGCATAACATCTCTTTGATCTAATGCGCCTTTATAAAGCCTGTAGGCAACACGATGAGCAAGCTCATGTTTTGCTGGGGTTCTAAAAAGGCCATAACCATTTTTCATGCAATATGCAGTCCACAACCAACAGCCATTTTCCGCTTTATGCACTTTTGACATAAATCGGTCAATTTCTGGCATTGATGGTTTACCAGCCATGATGTTTCCTTTAACCTAATGATGCGGCTTCAGCACCGGCAAAAACCGGCATTTTCTTTAACTGGACATGGGCAGAACGATGTACAAGCTCACCCTCAAGCCAATACTCAACCCATGAGGTTTGTTCATTGTCATTGTCCACGGTTCCTTCTCGCTTCTCAAGCAAAGAATCATCCATTTCGCCCTTGGTGGTCGTGACTATCAATTTGAACTCCTGATTAATGCTGTCGTTGCTGTGTTGGCTGGCATCGTGATTGGAAACGTTCCGCCTACTGTCGATACTTTGTCGGAACCAAAATCCAGCACTGCCACTGATTTGTTGCCTTGACTTGAGTTATAAATCAATGCACATCTTGCAGTGATAGCGCCCGTCCATGACACATTTGGGAAGCCTACATAGGCGGTGTATCCAGAAATACTCACCGTGATCGGTGTTAATTGCAAACCACCAGCAACATAGTTTCCGCCACTGGCTTCATTATCAGTGGAGTAAACGGTTGTGGCTTCATTCAAATTTGCATTTGCCGTATACAGGGCAATCTTGATCACATCCGTGGTCAGATCATGGATGCCCTGATAAAGCTCAGCTTTGAAGCTGGTGGTTTGTGTTTGAACAATGCTCATTGGACTGCCGTTCTGACCTGACCGTCACGATAAGCATCCATACGCTGTTTGCCATCGCCCAAATTCTTGAGCAGAGCAATAGACTGCATATACATACCTTGATACAAGGTAACCAAATCTGGTTCGCCCTTCATATATCGAATTGCCTCTACCAGCGTACCGTTGAGCAAAGCAGAATCAAAGTGTTCGCCTAGCCAAGTCGTACCAGCAGTCACGATGGACTCTGGATAATAGTAGTAGTGCAATTCAACTGTATATGTTGCATCTGGCGTAGGGCCAAGGATGAAAGACAACTCTGTTGCAGCCGTTGATTGTGGGCCAAAAATAGCATAGTGCTTGGGCTTGCCACGATACGCCGCTGACGTATTTGGATATGCCTCACGCATGAAGTTGACATCCTTATTCAGCAAATAAAGATAGTCGCTTCCATCAATCACAGCCAATGAATAAGCAGAGAGAAAGCTAGGATCATCAGGGGCAGACAGATACTGATTACCAGTGGTCACTGTCCCCGTCACGTTCTTTCGCAGGTTAGACAACTGAACAGTGTTATAGATACGCTGCTCTGCCTGCTTAATCATTATGTTCATGTCTACCGTGGGAAACGTGTTCTCACAGTAGTCAGAAACAGCAACGACAAGCTCGTTGTAATTCATGCCATCGGCCCCCGTGCCATCACGCCCTTGATGGCTGCGCCAGTACCACGGATTTTGATGCCGTCAGTCTTGGGTGCAGAGTAACCATTGCGGTTGATGTTGCCAACAGACATATTCACGTTTGCGGCTGCACTACCATTTGGCTCTTTGCCAGGGTTCGTCTGCATGGGAGCAGCTTTGCCCTTCATGGTATGAGGAACAGCATACGTTGCCGCATCGCCAACTTCCTTGCCCATCATTTTCTTGCTAAATTTAGCCATTATTTGCTCCCAGATTTCTGGTTCATTGCACGGGAAAGGTTCTTCCCATACATCTTGCGATCCATGCTGGTAGGGCCACCGGCTTTCATGCCTTTGGTGTGCATACGGGATTCGTGGCCTTTGACCATTTTCTTGGCTTCGGTGTCGGCAATTGCCTTGACTTGTTTCTTGTCCATATCTGCTCCTAAGTTGTGCTAACCGTTACTGTACCAACACTTGCCGTTGCCACCAAGTAGTTTGGCGTCAGTGCTACATCAAAAAAGCTAGATCCACCAACCGGCCTCCAGCCCCACTGTATATCCCTGGAGCCCCCTGTTGGGTATCCACCAAATCCCGTGTTGTCAATCTGCAAGCCATTCGGCCCTGCCGTGACATACGTTGTGTCCCGCCTGGGCGCTCTCAGAGCCTGCGGATCCTCCACTGGATACATACCCAGCAACAATTGAGGATGATCAGGATCCCAGCACTCAGGACAAACCTTGATCTCATACCGCTTGGTCTTTACAACCTCGGTCTTGAGCTTCTTTAGTTTGAACTGCTGCCCGCATCGGTCACACTCAGCAATTGCAAACTTGCCTGATGAGTATGTATTACCCATTAGGGCGTACTCCCACCTATGAACATCTGTCTAGGCACAAATCTGATCGGCGCTTTCTCGTGATCTTCACCAGCCGCCAAAGTAAATTGCTCGTCATATGCCATCTTCAGCATATCCATGCGGCCCTGCAATTCAGGAACCTTCATGGCAATGTAGTAGGCCAACCCAGCCACTACACACGGCAAGAAACGGAAATTCATGTCTGCAACCTGGATACCAGACCCGGCATCTTGAATCCGGCGCATACGGTAATACACAAACTCATACGATGTAGAGTTATCTGGCGTAGGCCACACCGTTACCGCTGGTAGCTGGGGCACAAACACCGCCGTAGCAGTCGTGTGAGTGGCCGCTGTAGTGTTAGCCTGACCACGGAAACATGAGCCTATGTCGTTCCCAGAGATGTAGCCGTAGTAAATGATTTCATTGTCCAGCTTGATGAACCCAGATGACGCCAATCCAACAGTGGAAGTCAGCGTAATCGTGGTGGCCGTGGTGGTAACGTTTCCACTTGTGGTCAAAGTGGTGGGATTTGTCTCGCCCGACAAACGCTGAATCCAGACCTGGATTGGCCTAGCTTGTTGCAATTTGTTGGGAATGGTCGCATAAGTAGAAACACTAATGCGGGAAATAGTTAGGTCTGCCTGTGTTGAAGAGCTATTTGCGCCCGTGCGAATCACATGATCCAGCAGATCAATAGTGTCCGATGGCAGCGCATAGGTGTTCAATCCCGGTGTTAGGGGGAATGAGCCAGCCTCAATAGTCCACATATTTAGACCACGATTTGCCCATTCAATAGTCATCAAATTCATTGATCTGCGGGCTGTTCGCAAGTCATAGCCACTACGCATTTCACGCCCAGCACGTTCCCACGCCTCCTCGGCGATCTCCGTGAACTCCATGTTGAACGCTGAAGTGCCAGTGCTGTATGCCATTATCTAAAACCTGCTGTTTTCTTTGCTATGACTTTAGGCTGCGCGACAAACTGCTTACCTGCCGCCTTACCTTTGCGCTTAGCTTTGGTTGTTGCAGCATACTCAGCAGGGGACAAAGACTTAATAGCCGCTTCAGGAAGATACCTTTCACCTGTTTTTGACGAAGGCTTCCCCGACTTAGTGCGCCATTTCTGATCGCCCCAGTTTTTAAGGGAAGTCTGCGGAGCTTTCATTCAAAGTCTTCAGCGGTCAAACCAGCATCTTCAAGTGCCAACTCTTCTAAAATTTCGTCCGTGCCACAAGTGCAAGGGCCATCTTCCATCACGGCGCAATCGTCCATATGTCTTTTAATCACGATAACCTCCTCCAGCCGCCTTGTACTTCTTAGCCACAAGCTGCGCCTTACGGGCTGACCATTGGCCTGCGCCCGTGCCATGAGTTGCCGCTGCCTTGACCTGCGACACAATCTTCTTGCGCAAGCTGGGCTTGGTATAGTTTCCAGCAGCGTTGACCTTCCCTCCCTCAGCGTACTGAGTGAAGTCAGTGTCATCACGCCTAGCCTTCCGCACCCCCTTGGGCATTTTGGAAGGATTTATTGATCCCATACCACGGCTTGCTCTCATTTTTTAGCACCTTTAACTTTTTTGGCTAAAAACAATTTATCAACCATCTTTACCCGTTGAGGCTTGGTTGTAACTTTGTTGATAATACTTAACCGTTTGGCCGTATCTTTACCTGGGTCGTAAAACCCAGCTCTTTTTAAAGATTTGGCTACTCCGGCTTCAGTTTTTGAGGTTGCCATAGCATCAGCAGGCTTTGCCGCCTTTTGCGAGCATCTTGCCTTTGGTCTTGCCTTTTTGAGCAATGCCATCAGCGCGAGAGGAGGCAGAACCGCCCTTGGCATAAGACATACCGCCACCCATCATTTTCTTTGCCATGCCGCCATGTTTCATTTTGCCCACGCCGTCAGCAGCAAAAGCTGGAACTTTTTTTCCGTCTTTCATGGTCATGGGCATACCGCCGCCAGCCATCTTTTTCATGCCCATCATCTCAGCCTTTTCATGCTTGATCATAGATTTAGGAGCGCCCTTGGCTTTCATAAAGCCAATTTCTTTTTTAACCATCGCTTTAGCTTCTTTCATGTCACCACCTCGTGAAAATGTTTTGCCTTTATCGGCTTTTGCAAACTCTTTTCCCACGGATTGTGGGACTCCTGCTTTCTTGGCGAACGATGGATTGTGAGCCACCGCTTCCATGAATCTGTGCTGTTTGGCGCTATGAGAGGGCACTTCGCTGATCCTTTATAAACAGGTCAAGTTTATTCTCAAACCTGTCCAATCTATCCATGATTCGATTAATGTCTGTATGCAAGTCTACCTTGGTAACGTATTCTTTTGGCATTTCTTCTCGGGTTTTGTTGATTAGAATCTGAAGGCGTTTGATCTCATCGGACTTCTCTTTCAGATTCCAACCAAGTAGCCCCAGAAAGGCCGTCAAAATAGCATTCCAGATAGCCATTTCCATCAGACAAACCTACCCTTGGTCTTGCCTTTGGTAGCAATACCGTCAGCACGGGATGAAGCAGAAACTTTGCCGCCTTTTGCGTACTTCTGCTCTGGGGTTTCTTTGGTGTATTTCTCATCGTCTGCAATAACTTTGGCGGCTTCCCGCGCTCTGTCAGTACCAGACTTCTCTACCCCTCGGGCTTCGCGTTTCATCTCAGCGGCAGCTTCGCGTTTTTCTTTTTCAGCTTCACGGCGTTCTTTGGTCAACTTGTTGGCTTTGTCAATGTGATAGAGTTGCCCGCCTACCATTCCGGCAGCGCCGGTAGCGGCGGCGGTATGTCCAATTTTGCTGGCAATACTACTCCCACCACCGCCACCGCCCTCAAGCGGCTGGTTGTCCATGCCATGTCGTGTAAAACGTCCCATGATTAGCACATCTTTCCGCGAGTTTTACCCCGCTGAGCAATACCATCTGCACGACTAGAAGCCTTGGAAACGCTTCCACCAGTTTTGTAGGATGAGCCCAGG